ATAAATTATTTATAATCTTTTCATACAGCCAAGAACTTGATATATATGTTCTATCATATTCTTAGGAAGTTCCTGAATACCATATTCCGGAGATTTATTTGTAGGAACCAGCGTATAGCATTTCGGATCGGTTGAAGGGCCTAATCTCTTGATTGTTCGCATTCCGTTGGTTGTCACTATTGCATACACTTCACCTAATGGAAGAAAAGACTTATCTTCTATTTTCTTTAACGCAATAATATCTCCATGAGTTATCTCAGGTTCCATTGAATGGCCTGTAACATTACACCAGCAAGTAGCTTCATTGTATTTCTTGAAATCTATCAAGTATTCAGGTTTTGCAGTCTGGTCATTTAAGACAATATCAAACCCTCCTATAAAATCCACATTATAATAAGGTACACCTTCAGTAAAACTCTTTTTAGGAACTGAATCAAGACCATTTAATAACATACTGCCTTCACCTGTGAGCAGCCAATTTGTGTTTAGTTCTGGATACGATTTAGATATTTTATCTATTGTACTTCTTCTTGTATTATTACCCATTTTTGAAACAGCACCATTGCTGAGACTACACTGAAGCTCAAAAGACTGCACAGATAGACCTTTATATTCAATAAATTCAATTAATCTGCCCTTTAAATCCATATTTCGCGTTAATTAGAGTTAATATCTAAATATAATTAGATTTACAGATTGCAATATTAGATATTATATCTATATTTGCATATCGAAACTTAGGTACGAAACAAATATAGTAAAAAACAACTAACCCTCACACGATTATGAAAAAGAATTTATTACACGAGATTATGAGCCTTGCATGGCAGTTGGTAAAGAGAAACGGTTTCTCTATGAGTGAAGCAATGAAATGCGCCTGGGCAAACATGAAGCTGAAAGCTGCAATGAAGCAAAGAATCGTAAAGTTCTACTTCAAAAAGGTAGATGGTTCTGTTCGTGAAGCCTACGGCACGCTGAAAGAAAATCTGATACCAGCCACATCAGGTGAAAGCAGAAAGAAGAATGACACAGTAGCAATATACTTTGATACCGAAAAACAATCTTGGCGATCATTTAAAAAAGCCAACTTATTGAACATAGCATAATGGATATAAAAAGAATAGTTCTCGAATCAAACAATGAAGAAGAGACAGATTATTTCGTCTCTTCTGATGGTAGAATATTCAAAGAAATTACACCATCAAAAAATGGAAATGGCTATGCCATGGTAACGATATATAAGAATGGAATTGGCTATACAAAGAGTGTCCACCGGATTGTGGCAAAAGCATTTCTTCAAAAGGTAAAAGGAAAAGAGTATATCAATCATATCAATGGCGATAAAATGGATAATAGATTAGAAAATCTTGAATGGTGTACACCACACGAAAATACAGAACATTATCACAAGACGCTGAGAAATGGCAAACCAATGTACAATCAAAAAGCATGTTTGCAGATTATAGATGGTGAAGTTATAGCAGAATATAAGAGCTTGAATGAAGCCTCACGAAGAACAGGTGTAAGTGTTTCAAACATCTATTGCTGCTGTATCGGAAAAACGACAACGGCTGGTGGCTATCAATGGAAATATAAAATTTGACAACCTTTTAAACATCGCATGACTATGACACGCCACGAAATCGAAGAAGAACTTGACGGGCTGAACAAAGACCTGAATTTCGCCTACAACGCAGATGAAGAAACTTTACGCAGGGCTTTCAATGCTGACAGCAAGCAAGAATACATCAAAGCACTTACTGAAGAGGTGGACAAATACGAAGCCCTTCTTGAAGAATACAACCTGCCTGAAGATGATGGCATGGACTACATTAACCTTCAGTTATCACAAGGCATGGCAGTGACGCACTGGTAACTCACCTACCCTGCTGACGGACTGAACGGCAACCGATAGCGAGAATCGGGCAGGGTTCTACTTGATTGGTTCTTTGACATGATGGAAATTTAGGCTTACCGTTAAGCCTGACGTGAAACGGACGACTGAGTAGCGATAACGGCTGTGTGAAAAGAGTATGAGTAAAGGGCTGCACTAAGCAAACGCAGCATACGAATCACACAGATAACAAAAAGACACTTATACGATTGCAGGTGGCCGTAGGCCGGCTACAAAGACAATCTTCACTGATTAGACACCAGCATGAACTATATATACCCGTGGCTTACCAGACCTTTGATAAGCAGTAAGGCAACCACCGGAACGCCCACGGGAACGATATTTAATACACACGGTTATGAAAATACAACTTTTTCTCTGTGCATTGTCCGTTCTGGTAATGCACTTCAATCAGGATTTGAATCCGGTCTATTGGATTGGATTTTCAGGGTTTGTAATAACTGGCTTCTGGGCCGCTTATAAAATGGATAAGGATGGAAGAGCTTCAAAAGGTAATAAAGAGCATCTGCGATGAATTTGCGGACATCAGTGCCATTCTGGCGGCACGCTCAAGGGAACTGGACAGACGGGAGCTGTTCGACAAGGAGATAGAAACCGAAATCAAGAACATTAAAAAGAATAGACATGAAAACAAATGAGGAATTACAGGGTATGACGCATGATGAACTCGTGGCATACACACAGAATCTGCAACGCGAATCAGAGGAATACAAAAAATCAATGCTGTATTATATGGAAGAAAAGAAAAAGATTGAATCGAAGTTTGACAACTTCAAGAACATGGTCAAATCGCTGGTTGTCTTAGTCGATTAGTTTTTATGGGTTATAGAAAATGGGTAGATGCCGGGCTATGAAAGTCCGGCATTTTTATTGGCAGATAGTTCAGGCGGTAGAACACCATGTAAGGGTTAGCATGGAAGTCACGGGTTCAAGTCCCGTTCTGCCAGCAAACAATCAAATACTTAAACTATGGTTAGAGAAATTACAGTAGACGAAAACTACCAGACAGTACGTCTTTTTGATGAAATGAAGAAAGGGGACATCTACAAGGTTCCCTATGACAAGAAACGGCATACCGGAATCAAACTGGAAGCATCACGCCGCAATCGTGACCTCCGCTTGATCGGGACACTTAAAAACAAAATGGACGTGAAATACCGGGTATCAGCAACAGAGTATCCGGGTTTTTCGGCAATTATCTGCTTAAAATAAAATGCTTATGATAAACGAAGATGTATTGAAAATCGTCTTAAACAACAAGTCTTTCGGGAAATACGAAGCAGCTTCGATAGTAGGCGGTCTCAAAAGGCTGAAAGAGTTGTGCGAATCCGGAAGAATAAGATACAAGACCAAAGAAGGCGTGCCACACAGCAGATGGGCTTGTAATGCCTGGGACGTGATAAAACATGCAAAATTGATGTATTAATATATTACTTTAAAACTATTGCGTTATGAGTTTGATTAAGAAATCCAATGAATTAGTAATTCCTTCCACCGTTAAGATGATGATTTACGGTCAGGCAGGTATGGGTAAGACAACAGTAGCATTGAGCGCACCGAAACCGCTGCTGCTCGACTTTGACAATGGTGTGAAACGTGTGAATATGGCACATCTGGACGGTATAGACATCGTACAGGTAAGTTCATGGCAGGATGTACAACAGGTATTGCAGGAAGACCTTTCGGCCTATCAGACAATAGTTGTGGACACCATCGGAAAGATGATGGATTTCATCATTTCTTACAAATGCGGTACACGACAGCCGCAAATCAAGGACTGGGGAGGTATCAACGCTGAGTTCTCATGGATGACACGAACCCTTTCATCACTTAACAAGAACGTAGTGTTTGTGGCCCACCGTGACACTCGGAAAGAAGGTGACGACACCGTGTTCATACCTGCTTTAAGAGAAAAATCGTACAACTCTATTGTTACGGAACTTGATTTGCTGGGGTATCTGGAAATGCGCAATGAGAACGGTGTGCAGAAGCGTACAATCACATTTGACCCCACATCAAGAAATGACGGGAAAAACACCTGCAATTTGCCGGGACTGATGCAGGTGCCTACAATTCTTGACAAGAATGGAAATCCCACTGCCAAGAACGACTTTATCACTGCAAAGGTAATTATGCCCTACCTGAGCATGTTGCAGGTAAAGAAAGAAGAAGCTGCAAGGTATGATAAGGTCATAGCTGAAATCAAAGAGAACATCGAACTTATTACTGATGCCAGTTCTGCAAATGAGTTTGCGTCAAGAATTAATGAGTTTGAGCATGTAGGCAGTTCCTTGAATATGGCCAGAAATCTGTTTTCAGCAAAAGTAAAAGCTCTCGGGCTGGTATTCGATAAAGAGACAAAGACTTATGCAGACAAAGCAGCCTAAATTCAAGTTCTATGCTACACTTTTGGATGCCTTTACAAGCTATCTGAAAAGTGATGCCATCTGGGAAAGGTATTGGGGATTCAGTGAGAATCCCCCACATACCCCCGAAGAGTTCAGACAGCAGCAGTTTCAGAGCCTGATTGACACTATAAACCGTGTCCCGTTTGATAGTGAAGCAGCCGACAAGGGAACGGCTTTCAATGAGGTAGTCGACTGTATGGTTGAAAACAGGAAATCAGACAAGGTACAGGTGGAAAGACTATTGTCAGACATGCAGGATGGCAGACAGACATTGGTCGGGCTGAGAGCCACCTATAAATGCCGTCAGTTCGATTTCCCTATCTCAATCTGCCGTGAGTTTGCAGACTATTACAAAGGGGCCTTGACCCAGCAACGGGTTGAAGCAGTTTTGCCAACATGCTTCGGAGGAGTTCTTCTATATGGTTATATAGATGAACTGATGCCGATGTCAGTACATGACATCAAGACTACCGGAAGTTACTATGTAGGTAAGTTCAAAGACCACTGGCAGCACATGGTTTATCCATACTGTCTGATGCAGAACGGAAGTGATGTAAGGTCATTTGAGTATAATGTTACGGACTTCAAATCAACCTATACTGAAAGCTACACTTTCGTACCGGCACGGGATATACCTATCCTTATAAATCATTGTGAGGACTTTATCCGGTTCTTGAATGACAACAGAGATTTGATAACCGATAAGAAAATTTTTGCAGAAGACTAGATAAATGGATGAAATTGAATACAATGGAAGGATTTATGAGCTTAGAGGTGAACAAAATGGACTTCTGACCTATCTTACTAGAGATTGTGCCTACGCATTGATAACAAATGAACGGCGAAAAATTCTGATGGATATTAGAGTTAATTCGTCAAATCTTCTATCTATATATTATGCCTAATCAAATAACCGGACGGCTGGTCTATATTGGCCAGCCCCAAGAAATCCCATCCAAAAGCGGTGGCAACCCGTTTGTGAAACGTGAATTTATTCTTGATGCCACAACCTATGACCCCTATACAGGTGAACGAAGCCAGTACGAGAACGTCCTGCCACTTGAAGTAAGTGGTGACAAATGTGCCGAACTTGACCAGTTCAGAACCGGTGATGTAATAACGGTTTCCTTTTCCCTGCAAGGTCGGGAATGGACAAATCAGGACGGACAACTAAAACGCATGGTGTCCATCCGCTGCTATAAACTGGAAGGCCGTCAGCCAATGCACCAGCCAGCATCCGTGCCAGCACAGCAACCGGCACCGACACAAACGCCAACCATGGCACAGGCGTTTCCACCTGATGTAGATGCGAATGGAAATCCCAAAGATGACTTACCGTTCTAGCCTATGAGCATATTCAATCTGAAGAATGAATACGATATACCCAAGTTCAAGGCTTATGTAAACAAGCTGTTCCAGGAGCATGCAGTTGTGGAAGTGAGAAAGAAGCTCCCTAACCGCACGCTATCCCAGAACAGCTATTTGCATCTGCTTTTAGGGTATTTCGGCAGTGAGTACGGTTGCAGCCTTGATGAAGCAAAGATAGACTTCTACAAAAGGACTTGCAACCGTGATTTGTTTGAGAGAAAGACGGTCAACAAGAAAGGCAAGGAAGTAACCTATCTGCGAAGTTCTGCAGAACTGACAACAGGTGAAATGACTTTGAGCATTGACCGCTTTCGTAACTGGAGCGCATCTGTGGCCGGTATTTACTTACCAAGTAGTTCTGAACGTGATTTTTTAATCCATATCCAACAGGCAATAGAAAATAATAAAGAATTTTTATAAAACTATTCTTATGGAAGAAGTTTGGAAGGATATTATAGGGTATGAAGAATATTACCAAGTATCCAATAAAGGCAATGTCAGGTCAAAAGACAGATGGTATGATGCTCCTTATCTAAAAAATAAACAAGTTATTTTCAGAAAAGGAGTTAGTATCAAACCAAGACCTAATAAGTATGGCTATTTAACAGTTTGTTTAAAAAAGAACAGTAAAGGGAAAACAATTCCTATTCACAAGCTTGTTGCAGCCGCCTTTATTGAAAATGTATTAAGAAAGACGTGTATAGACCATATAAATGGAAATAGAACGGATAATAGAGTTGAAAATCTAAGATGGGTAACAATAAAGGAAAATCAAAATAACCCGATTACTAAAAAGAGATTGAGTGAATGCAAAATAGGAGCAAAACATCATTTTTATGGAAAACATCTATCAAAAGAGCATTCTCAAAAAATAGGTAATGCCAATAAAAATGGTAAATGCTCTATACCTGTCGTACAGTTGGATTTAGACGGCAATTTTGTTAATGAATATCCCTCAACAAATGAAGCAGAAAGGCAGACTGGTATTCATCATGGTGGCATATGGCGTGCTGTAAAAAAGCATTCAACAGCTGGAGGATATAGATGGATATATAAACGAGATTATAAACCGTAAGATATGCTGCCAACGAACAGCAGATGCTAATTTTTGCACAACAAGAAATCGAACGTAATAAAGAGTTTATCTAAAATTTTGAGATTATGAAAAAAAGAAAATTTCCCCAAGATGTAGCAAGATTCTTTAATCCAGAGAAGTCAATTAATCCTAATTCAAGCGGCATTCATCAAAGAGAGAAGGCCTTACAAAGAAGTTTCATCCCTGTTTATAATGGTATGGGTACCGCTAAAAAGATTTATAATAGGTTCGGTGTAAAAAGTTATAGATAATTATGGACAAATTTTTAGGACAAGACATTCCTGAGCAGGAACGATGGCAGTTCCTTCAGGACAACGCCGATGCAGTGGAGAAAATCGGCTACACCCACAGATTCACCCCCGAAGAACTGGCTCAGAAGAAAGAAACATTGGCTGAGGTATCTATCACCATCAACGATGTCGAGATGGAGAAGAAAGAGGCTATGGAGAGTTTCAAAGAACGCCTAAAGCCTTTGAATGAAGAAAAACAGGAACTTTTGGACCACATCAAAAGAGGTTCGGAGTTCGTCGAGAATGAAGAATGTGCAAAATTCCTATACCATAAAGAAAAGATGGTAGGATTCTACAACAAGTTAGGTGAACTGGTTTATAGCCGCCCAATCATGCCACAAGAAATGCAGAAGACAGTATTTAGTATTAACCGTAAAACTGGAACAGAATCATGAGTGAAAACAAAATCAATTTGGTAGTACCGAAAGAGTACAATGGTACCCCCATCGAAGTAGTATTGAGAGAAGGTAAAGCATCCGTAGCCCTTGACCCGAAAGAACCGGAGAGAGTAGTTATCAATGGAACGATAGAAGCACCCTTCAGATGGCTGGAAAAGCGTGTCGAACTGATTAATCAGAAATCGGCCAATATCATTGTGAACCGTGATAAGATGTGTCTGGCTTTGACTATTGATGAAACCAATTATTACCAGACAGTAATTAGTGGAGTTTTACAGGCTTCAAAGGAAATGCAGGAGTTCGGTATCAATGCGGAAAGGAAATGGGAACCTATTAAGTTATCCCAGTTCTTCAAGATGCACCGTGCTTTCTTCAAAGACAAATCACAGAACATGATGCTGGTTTCTACTTTGAAGAATTTCAAGGCGAAAGTAAACCAGGATATAGAACGTAGTAAAGAGGAAAACGGAAACAAGACGGATAACTATTCTCAAGTGGTTGATTCCAATCTGCCAAAATCGTTCAAACTGAATATCCCTCTTTTCAAAGGTTTTGCCTGTGAAGAAATCGAAGTTGAAATCTACGCCGATGTGGACGGACGGGAAGTTTCCCTTTCTTTGGTTTCTGCCGGTGCGAATGAGGCCATTGAAGAATACAAGAATAAGGTGATTGACAAACAGGTTGAAGCAATCAAAGGTGTTGCACCTGACATCGTAATCATTGAGGTGTAACAATGAGAAAGCAAATTTATTTAATTCTGTTTCTGGTAGTCGGAGTATCTATCGGAAACAGAATATTCAATCACCTCAACGCTTGGCTGGGCGTGGTAATAATATCAGCCACAGTGATTTATTTCGTTTATAAACTAATTAAAAATTTGAAGAATGAAAAGATTGATTAATCTAATGTTGGTCTGTATGACCTTAGTGGTATTTGCTTCATGCGAAAGAGTAGCCCCTAATTATGCCGGTGTTCTAATGGAGAACTATGGGAAGCAAGGAAAAGAGGATTTTAAGGTAGTGTCCGGTAAAGTTTCCACTTGGGAATGGGGCACTGAATTGTTTCAAGTTCCATTGTTTGACCAAAGAGGGGAATTTGCTGAACCTGTCACATTGAAGGCTGCTGATAACACTGAATTTAACGCACGTCCTACTTATTCTTATAAAGTTATCAAGAATAGAGCTATAGATGTTGTATTCGATAACAAACATATAGATAAAGCTGATACAGAATCAGGAAAAGACGGGTTTATGCAAAGCCTTGAAGATAATATACTTGAACCTCGTATTTATGATTTAATCAAAGAAGAAAGCCGTAAGCACAAGACAGACAGTTTAATGGCTGACGGTGGTTCTCTTCTTTTTGAAAAGCGGTTGGAGCAGATTGTGGATAAAGAATTTGAGAAAAGAGGGCTTCAATTGCTGACTTTTTCTGCACAGCTTGAATTTTCAAAGGCTGTGCGTGAGAAGATTGATAGTCGTAATGAGGTGAATACCAATATATCTGTATTAGACCAGCAGATTGCAGAGCAGAAGAAACGCAACGAATTGGAGCAATTAAAAACAGAACAGGCTATCATTCAATCACGTGGGTTGACTAAAGAAATACTCTATAAGCAATTCATAGATAAATGGGATGGCCGTACACCACTTTATGGAATTGCCCCTGAGTTTTTAAAAATAACGAAATAGCATGAATAAACGCCCGGAAAGCCGGGCATTGGTATCGTGGCGGAATTGGTAGACGCTATGCTCAATGATTGGACGGTCAATCCATAGATGCAAAGAACTGACAACTCATGCAGGTTCGAATCCTGCCGGTACCACAAACTAAAATTATGAATAATATGAGAAAAGGAATTAATAATAAAGGAAAATATCCGTCTCCTTTAAGAATAAATGTAAAGGGAGACGGATGGGTTTTAAATTGTAGATTATCTACACAAAAATTTCTTACTAAAAAGTGAAATAAAACCACAATTAGGGCATACTGCCATCACTACTGGATATGAACCTAAAGATTCGAGCCCTACTGTATGTCTTGAATCAATGTCTAAAGAGACAAGGTGCATTTCTTCTGGACATACATCCTTATTACCTTCATATCCACAATTAGGACATCTGCCAACTTTCAAATTCTGTTGCAATTTTAATAATTGCTCGTTTGTAAATCTACCCATAATTGAAAAAATTAAAATTAGACAAAGACAAAGATAATAAATAACTGGGGCATATCCAATCTTTTATGATTAAGTTAAAATTAGACACATTACACTTCTTTTTGGGAAGGATATGCCCCTTCTTAAATTTATAATTTAATAATGCCATATTACATAAAAAGAAAAACAAAGAAGAAAGAAAAGCCTTTACCGTTATTTGACAAGGCAGGTATCAAGATTAAGAAGAAGCCGGATTTAGTGGCCAAACTCGACAAAGTTTTCAGCCGCTATATCCGGCTTCGTGATTGTATGCCGAACGGGTATTTCCGCTGTATATCATGCGGCCAGATAAAGCCATACGAACAGGCCGATTGCGGACACTTCCATTCGCGCCGCCACATGGCCACACGCTTTGACGAGGACAACGCCCACGCAGAATGCCGGGCGTGCAACCGATTCAGTGCCGACCATCTGATACAATATGAAAAGAACCTGAAAGCTAAAATCGGCCAGCTACGATTCGACAAGCTGGCATGGAGAGCAAGCCAGGCGAAGAAATGGACTGATTTTGAATTAATCGAACTCACCAAGTATTACAAGGCTTTGGGAGACAAACTGAGTAAGGAGAAAGGATTATGAGTTATGTTTTACGGGATTACCAGCAGAAGGCCAGTAATGCAGCAGTCAGCTTCTTTGCTAACAGGGCCAAGAAGAACAATGCCATCATGGTGCTGCCTACCGGAGCCGGCAAGAGTCTTGTGATTGCCGACATCGCCAGCCGTCTTGAAGGGCACACGCTGGTATTTCAGCCAAGTAAAGAAATACTCGAACAGAACTATCTGAAGCTCTGTTCGTATGGTGTTCTGGACTGTTCCATCTACTCTGCCTCATTCGGGCGAAAGGAGATTTCAAGAATAACTTTCGCCACTATCGGAAGCGTAGTCAACCATCCGGAACTCTTCCAGCATTTTCAGAATATCATCATCGACGAGTGCCATCTGGTTAACCCGAAAGACGGAATGTACAAGAGATTTCTTTCGATGCTGAAATGTAAAGTTCTTGGATTGACGGCTACGCCCTACCGTCTTTCATCAAGCAGGGATTTCGGCAGCATGTTGAAGTTCATCACACGCACACGCCCGTGCGTGTTCTCTGAGGTAATCTATCAGGTTCAAATCTCTACTCTATTGGATATGGGGTATCTTTCGAAGCTGAACTATTATCCGATGAATCCTTTGGGATGGAACGAACTTAACCTGAAGGTGAACACTACCGGAGCCGACTACACGGACAAGTCTGTAGTAAAAGAGTATGAGCGTATCGACTTCTACGGGTTTCTGGTAAGTATCGTCCAAAGGCTTATGAATCCCAAGAGCGGTGTAAAACGAAAAGGTATATTGGTTTTCACTCGTTTTCTGAAGGAAGCAGAACGCCTTACCTGGTCCATTCCCGGAACTGCCATCGTTTCAGGAGAAACACCGAAGAAAGAACGTGAACATATCCTTGAAGCGTTCAAGGCTGGAGAGATACCGGTCGTTGCCAATGTAGGTGTACTTACTACCGGATTTGACTATCCTGAACTGGATACGATTGTCATGGCCCGTCCGACGATGTCTTTAGCTCTATGGTACCAAATAGTCGGTCGTGCTATCCGTCCGCATCCTAACAAGGAGGCTGGCTGGATCGTTGACCTTTGCGGGAATTTGAAACGATTTGGCGAAGTCAAGGATTTACGCCTGGTGGATAGCGGAAACGGCAAATGGGCCGTGTACTCCAATAGCAGACAGTTGACTAACGTAAGATTCTGAAACTATGGAAGAAGGATTTTTGAGGCTAAGCCGCAGGTTTTTCTCGAATGAAATGTGGAAAGTAGCCCGTGAGTTTTCGGAATGCGAAGCGTGGCTTGACTTGATTCAGTCAGCACGATTTGATGCAACCGGCGAGGCGTACAGCGAACTCATCGGAGGTCGGGAAATCTCTTATTCAAGAGGTCAATATCCAGCATCCATATCGTTTCTGATGAAGCGTTGGAAATGGTCTGAGAAGAAGGTCAGATATTTCCTGTCCAAACTGAAGAAGAAGGGGATGATTACAACCTGTAACCAACAGGGCATGACTGTCATAACCTTATGCAATTACGATGACTACAATCCTATCAAGGACAATCCAAAGGACAAAGATAAGGGCATAGACAACAATAAAGAAATCAGCGATTTAAAGGTGTCTATGGGCGAACTAAGGGCAGAGCTAAGGGCAATGTCGCAAAAAATGGCCGAAAAAATTGAAGATTTGGGGCAAGGTAAGGGCAATAAGAAAAAGAAAGATAAAGAAACTGTTAATGATAATATTCCCCCCACACCCCCCAAGGGGGAGGGTATTAACTATAAAGCCCGTTCCCTTTTTGAAACCTATTACAGACAGTTGTTCGGAAGTGATTATTACTGGACGGCCAAGGATGCAGGAGCAATGTCCCAGCTGCTTCAAAAACTGAAGTTCCAACGGGAACAGAAGCAGATGGATGTCGCCGATGAATCAATCCTGTATGCACTTCAATATTTGCTTTTATCCATAAAAGAAGGTTGGATATTCGAGAATTTTAGCGTGACAAACATCAACTCAAAATTTAATGAGATAGTTTCTCAGGCCAAGAAAAAAGCTCTTTCAAAAACAGATGTAGGCATAGTTCTGAAGGATAATTCACCGGAAAAATACAAGAAAGGCTGGTAAACATGGAACAGATAAATTTTCAACAGACAATCGAACGGCTCAAAGATACGGGCTTCTCCCCTATTCCTAACATCGTACAGGTAACCGTTCCGGATGCCAAAAGAGTTCTCTGGGCCGGTATCAGGTACTTCACTGGAGAAAATGCCAGATGGCTTCCTGAGTACGAAGAAGTGGCAGGCTGGCTGGCCGGCAATGAAGGTCGCGGACTTCTGTGTTTCGGCAACTGCGGACGCGGAAAGACCCTTATTTGCGGAAAGATTCTCCCTTTGGTTCTTAACCATTACTGCCGCAAGGTGGTAAGCTGCTACGATGCACAGCAGATGAATGCAGATTTAGACGCTGTGAAGCAAAAACACATCATCTACGTTGACGATATAGGAACAGAGAATCTTAGCGTCAAATACGGCGAAAAAAGGCTTGCATTCGCTGAGCTGGCAGACGAAGCCGAGAAGAAAGGAAAGCTTCTTATCCTGACCACCAATCTCACGATAGACGAGCTGAGAGAGAAATATGGGGAAAGAACCATTGACCGGCTGAGGGCGATAACGAAAACCGTCCTCTTCAGCGGTGAAAGTCTGAGAAAATGATATGAAAATCACAATCAACTGGGTAACTCGTGACTGGAACCTGATCAGGAGGTTACGTGAGAAATACCGTCTCCCACAATACATGAACGTGAACGGACTCACAGAAGCAGAGGTTGACGAGGAGACATTAAGCAATCTCCGCAAGGGTGAGCCAAAGTATTTAATCATCAGAAAAGTAGAGAAATGACAAGACAAGAATCAGAAAGAAAGCTCAATGAACTGAGAAAGAAGTATATCGCCTTGATTTCATCCATGAACTTTGCCAAAGCACAGAAAATCAAGAACAAGATTGACTCCCTTGAAAGAGAGGTGGAACCGCATTCCTTGGGAGAACTTCTTCAGGACTATACCCCGGAGTTCAAGGTAGAAATGCTTCGCAAGATGCACAAGCTGTTCATCTATTCAGACTTACTTGAGGGTGCGGCACTGGAGTTCCAGTCTGAACTTGAATCAAACGGAATAGATGCTCAGGTAGTTTTTCAGGTGAAACGCGTACTGAAAGAACTGAGAAGCATAGTACGAATACCGGATGAAGAGAAAAACGCTTCACTGTCTGACAACTTTGCCGGGATGTGTGATGAAGCCGGACTTGTAGTGAGTAACATAATCAACAAATATCTTGCAAAATGATAACGGAAAATGACCCAATGCTTCCACGTAAAGTGGATTTGGAGAAGAACCCTTCTGGAACCGAACTGAAAATCGCCCAGCATCGGGAATTGGAGAAACATGGAAGGTACGTAGCTATCCCAGGCGACAAGACACGGACGCGAATTTTCGTCCGCAACAGTGAGGATGCGGAGAAGAAGATAGCTGCTTACTTGGAGAGAATCAACAACCGGCCTCAAAGGTGGAACTAAAGAAATACTATTATGTCAAGTTCAAATTTTGAAACAACAATCCAGGCGTATTTGGAGAATCGTGCAAAGACTGATTCTCTCTTTGCCGAAACCTACAGGAAAGCGAACAAGAGTATCGAGGAATGTATCAAGTATATCTACTCGAAAGCCAGGAAGCTGGCAAAGGAAGGAAATGCAGTCGGGGTGGATGATGCAACCGTATACGGATGGGCAGTCCATTACTACGACGAGGATGACATTAAGGTTAAAGATGTGAAAGAACGTGTGGAGGTAGTTGCCCCGACCACAGTACAGGAACCAGTAGTACAAGAACCAGTCAAAGAAGAAAAGCCGGAGCCGGTGAAACAAAAATCTGCAAGAAAGAAAACGAAGCAGGAACTACAAAAGATATTTGATTCAAGACAACTGTCACTATTTGATATGTAACTATGGAAAGAATAAACTTGAATAACTTAGTGCTTGAAATGAGTACACACCTCAGACCTATATCCGAAAAAGAAAAAGAATATGCAAAGACTATATTCCCATCAACCGGATACTACAAGAAAAGCGGTGAAGTGTGGTGCCATTGCTGTGGTAACATAGAATATCAGATTCCTGGTATATTGGAGGTGGATTTAGAATTAGGGTATCAGTGCAGCTGCCTGAATCATCTCATATTAGAACAAAATCAACAGAAAGATAATCTGACAGAATCGAAATATTACTCTGTGGTGCATACTTACAATAAATGGCAGGTAATAAGAACATTTTATGTCCAACGAATAAACCACAAAGGGTATCCAACAAAATATACCATAAATGAAGTTTATCAGAATTGGGTATCACCAGATGGAGAAGAGATAATCGTATCAAAGAGGTACACTCGTGGAGTAAATTTCTTCAAATGGTATTACGACACAGAATATGTAATAAGAAAACACAATAAAAGCTGTAATGGATATTATGTACTTGAAGACGTGTTCGATGTGACTGGTAATTATTTCTATCCAGACTATAACATCACAAGAAAACTACGAAAATACGGATGGTGCAAAGCTATAGAGAAGTTGCCATACGTGTCAGTTGTAGAGTGTATGAAGATGCTGCTGGTATCAAGGCATGCAGAGACAATAGTAAAACAAGGACAGTACGATGTATTCCTTTGGATGGTAAGGAGTAATAAACAAGATTTGGAATATATGCCGCAAATGAATATCTGTCATAGAAACCATTATGTGATAACTGATGCATCAATATACTTTGATACGCTTTCGTTCATGAATATGACCGGGAAAGACATTCACAACCCCAAATTTATTTGCCCAGATGATTTGTACAAAGCGCATGAAATTGCACTAGCCTCATATAAAAAGATAGAAAAGAAAGTAACAGAAGAAGAGAAGCGCAAAAAAGCAGAAAAGGAGAATAAGGTTTACGTAAAAGAAAAAGAGAAGTTCTTTGGAATAAGAATAACAGACGGAGAACTATCAATCCAAGTCTTACAGAGTGTGTTAGAGTTCATAGATGAAGGTGACAGCATGCATCACTGTGTCTATGAAAATGAATACTACAAGAAAAAGGATAGTCTTATCTTATCAGCAAAAGTAAACGGAGAACGTATGGAAACTGTTGAGGTATCATTAAAGACATTTAAAGTAATTCAATCACGAGCGGCCTGTAATAAAACAAGCGCATACCATAACCGTATAATCGAACTTGTAAACCGTAACATGGGATTAATCAGGAGGGCTGCATCATGAAAGTTTGTATCGAGTGTGGACGGAACCTTCCGGAAAGAAAGTTCCGTGCCTATGAAACGAAATCCGGTACCCATTACACCAGCAGGTGCCGGTTATGTGAGAGCAGACACACGTCTGAAAGAAGAAAACAGGACAGGCTTCATGGACGGCTGGCCAGATACACCAACGAGCAGCTGGTGAACGAACTTCGGAAACGTGGAGCCTATATCATGTATGGGAAAGACTTTGATTGTGTAACGACGATTTGATATGGAAGAAGTAAATAAAAAAATATTTATAGAATACGTATCCCACTTGTATAGTACCGATAAAAGCTATGAGGTTATTGGTAAAACCATTAAAGCTGTAAAGTTATTCCTTGAAAGTGATTATCAGGTAAACCGTAAAGGATACAAGGCTTATATCAGAGAGAATGCCGTTGAATTATCTGATAAGCCATACATTAAAGATGCTCTATGTGGGTTCCTCAATTATCTTGGTATTGGATATTCACGCACACGAAAAGAGAAATATGTTAAACCTCTGGAGAAGCTAAGCGATGTTTCAGAAAAGAACATGAAACTGATGAATGAATTTGTGTATTACCTTACGCAGGATGAAGATTACTCTCCACACACTATTGAAATATATTCATTTTCAATTAAGAAATATTTCGAATACGCCAACGAGGTATCAGTTGACAATTACAAGCGTTTTGTACGGATGCTGGAGGATGAGGGATTGTCTCCCAGAACAATACGCCTACGTATTACCGCACTTGAACGTTTCAGCAAATGGATGAAGAAGCCGATAGAGTTGAAGCGACCAAAGTTCAAAAAGGAGTTGAATACGGAGAATGTTCCGACAGAAGCCGAATACAACAGGCTGCTTGAGTATTTGAAAACTTGTCCTAACAGGGACAGGTACTTCTTCATCAAGATACTGGCTACAACCGGGGCGAGGGTAAGCGAGTTCTTCCAATTCAAATGGGAGGACATCCTTTCCGGTGAAGTCACTCTAAAGGGAAAGGGCAACAAGTACCGGAGGTTCTTTTTCAGCAGGCAGTTACAGGCAGAAGTAAAAGCATACGTAAAAGAGAGTCACAAGACAGGATATGTAGCAGTTGGTAAGTGCGGAAGGCTGACACAGAGGAGCTTGTGCCAGTCAATGAAAGACTGGGGCGATAAGTGCGGAATAGATAGAAGCAAGATGCATCCTCATGCTTTCCGGCATTTCTTCGCAAAAATGTATCTGAAAAAGAACAATGACGTGGTACAGTTGGCAGACCTGTTGGGACACGGAAGTATTGATACGACAAGAATTTATTTACAGAAAAGTTATGACGAACAGAAAAAAGAATTTAATAGAAGCGTTGTATGGTAGCTTCATGTTCATGGATAACCTTCCGGAATTGATAGACCGGGAAAACATTTACGATGAGACCGGACATGTGGATTTGGAGTTTATGACTGCAATCCTGCAATGGATGTCAAGGATGGCAGAAATAAGTGTGAAAGTGCAGAAGTCGTTGAACCGTCTGTTGGGGTGTGACGAACTGGAGCAGAACAACAAGCGCAATAAAGATGATTCGGGAAGTAAATGGAGTGTGGAGGAAATCCTCATGCACTGCACGCTTGAGGACAATATTTTAAAACTTCCTCAAGTACAATTTAATAAGAAGTCCTATGCTGAAGCAAAGAAATGGATTGAAGAAGCCGGAGGTAGTTGGATGGGCGGTAAGGTACAGGGATTTACATTTCCATTTAATGCTGAGAGAGTTTTCTCAATACTACACAAGGGTAAGAGGTGTAACCTTCAGCAGGACTTCCAGTTTTTTGCAACACCTCCAGAAGTAGCCGACTGGCTTGTTATGTTGGCCGGTGGCGTGCATGAAGATGAAAAGATTCTGGAACCCAGTGCTGGTACTGGTGCTATCACAGATGCGATTCATCGAAGCTGTCCGGACGTAATTGTAGATTGCTATGAACTTATGCCGGAGAATAAGGAGATTCTATCGAAAAAGGATAATATATGTATTCTTGGAGATGACTTCACGAAGTGTGATGTTGCACAGTATGATAAGATTATAGCAAATCCACCATTTAGTAAAAACCAGGACATTCGGCATGTAAGGCGTATGTATGAGTGTTTAAATCCCGGCGGTGTCCTGGCTGCAATAACTGGTCCTCACTGGGAATTTGGAAGTGAATCTGAGTGTAAGGATTTTAGACAATGGCTGGAGGATAATGGAGGGAAGAAATTCGAGATTAAAGAAGGCACTTTCAAGGAAAGCGGAACTGGAACTAAAACTATAGCAATAGTAATTAATAAGTGAAAACGAAATTGTATTACCTGTTTCTGGCAGTCATGTGGTGGCTACTGGGATAGGTGGAAAGGAGAAATGAATATGACAGGAAAGGAAGAAATGCTTAGGGAAGCCGTTCACGATCATTATCAGTGTAACGGAAAGTATGCTTGTGAAGAACGTGCTTATTGCCGGTTCTGCGAGGGAGAAAACATAGCACATGATTGTGATGAAGATTGCTATGCAGATGAATTCAGCGAAGGATTTATAGCTGGCTGGGATGCATGCTTGAAATACCTTGCTTCATTGCCGCTGGATGAAGCTGCTAACAGAATTGTATATCATGGAACTGAGATAAGTGATCATCCAACAAGTAAGAAATGAAAGCAATATCCATCAAACAGCCGTGGGCGAGCCTAATCGCTCACGGTATAAAAGACATCGAAAACCGAACATGGAAGTGTCCTCAGAAGTACATCGGCCAAAGGGTGCTTATTCATGCAAGCAAAGGTAAAGGAGATGGTTGGGTATTAAATGAAGAGCAAGGATTGAAACTTCAAATGCACCCCTCCAATCTTAGAAGTACATTCTATGATGATTTACCTTTTGGTGCCATCATCGGTAGCGTGGTTATAGCCGACTGCGTACAGAACCATCCGTCTGTCTGGGCAGAAAAAGGAGTCTGGAACTGGGTACTGAAGGATGCAGTTCTGTTTGACAAACCTATCAGAGACGTGAAAGGGAAACTTAGTTTTTGGGAGTATGAGTTATGAGTATGAAACACAAAAGACATCAAACGGGAAGACTATTCAGCCGTGATACTTACATGGAGATGCTGATAAAAGACAGCCGAAGGAACTTTGAAAGGGCAGAAAGACTATTGGGTGATTTGAAACTGAAAAACCATATTATAGACGAGCTTGAAAAGGAGAACGAGGAACTTAAAAAAGAAGTAAACAAGCTTAAGGATGATGCGACATTTTATCACACTCAATGGGGAAAAGAGATAGACCTTTGTAAGGATTTGAAGAGAGAACTTGAATACGCAAAGAAGCGAAAATGATTGATGATATGGAGTTTATAACTTACTGACAGCCCTTGTCAGTGCTTTGTGAATACCCGGTAGCTGCTTTGTGGCGGTTATCGGGTATCTTATTTTCAACCAATTAAAATCAATAAGAATCTTTTGGAAATAGGATTCTTATTATTCAATCAAGTATGAAATGAGGTCGTACAAATCTTTTAATAGCTTGATTATTGGATAACCGTTAAGTTGTTCCTGATACATAAAGTACAATACCTTTACAGAAGCTTTCATGAGTAAATTTTTGAAATTCATAATTAATCTCGCCTTCGATTATATCAGTCTACCGACATGGTACACTTCACCCGAAAAGCGAGATTGGCTTCTGCTTCTGCGAAACTACAAATCAGCTTTCAAATAAAAAGGACACTCATTATACAATATTGATAATCAGTTTATTATATGAAAATCACCTAAATTCCATTATGAATCTAAGTTGAATCAATCTAAATAACAGAGTGATAAATATGTGAGTTATTAAAACCAAACTATTATGAACTTAAACAAATTGAGAGATAAAGCCTACCAGTGCGCAGTAGCCCACGGATGGCATGACGAGAACCTGAGTGACGAACATTTCCTTTGTCTGGTCATATCCGAACTTATGGAAGCGGTGGAGGCAGACCGGAAAGGAATGCACGCTAACCGGGCTAATTTTGAATATTACATGAAACAAAGGAAACGTGATGATGGGGAATTCATGTACGCTTTCAAGCAAGATATTAAAGACAGCGTGGAGGACGAACTTGCCGATGCTTGTATCCGTATGTTGGATTTGGCCGGATTGAGAGGATATGATTTAGATAGCTTCGACTACGAAGGAAGCGATACGGAAGATTACTCTGATATGACCTTCACGGAGTCCATGTTTAGAATCTGTGTCTATGTCACTGACAACTTCTACAGGGATGAACTATATATCCTCCTAAATGAGATATTCGCTTTCTGTCGGGACAGAAATATCGACATCTTCTGGCACATCAAGCAGAAGATGAAATACAATGAACTACGTCCATATAAGCATGGAGATAAAAGCTACTGACCATATGAAACACGTATTCTACGCATTAATCATCATACAAGCCCTGTACGAGCTTGTGAAGCTGTTCAGATATAAATCCCTATACCGACATGTAAAAGTCTTTCAGAAGCTGGATAAGACAGCAAGAAGATGGTATCTGATGGCGCATCCGTGGCTTCATGTTGCATTCTTCATGGATACCATCGGGCTTTTATTGCTGGGGATAGGATTGTTTTCAAGCCAATGGATATGTTTCCTTGTTGTCCTGGTCATGAGTTTCAGTCAGATTCAAAAGCTGGGAGAATGGGCTATATTCTTGGACAGTCTGGTAACGGTCATCATCTACACTTTCGCCATCTTGAACGCATACCACTTGGCATAAAATAAAAAAGGGAGCCAGCCCACACGATTAGAAGCCAACTCCCCCACACGATTATGATGCAAATATAAGAATTTCCAACTAAATAAATCGTGCTATGACAAAAGAATTTTCATCAATCGTGGAGTTAAAATCAATACGTGAACAGAAATCTAGATTATCGGAACGGGAACAGGAGTTATCCTCCCCTATCCTGACTGATTTTTCCCTCATCCCGGAGATTTATGAGTGGTTCAGAGAGATACTTTCCGGGGCAGATTGTCCGCCCAATCCGGAAAGTGTTACCCAGCGAAAGAAGTTCCTCTTTATCGTGTTGTTCTTGTTCGCCCCTAGTGTGCTTGCCGGCGGACGGCTACCGAACGGTATCCGGGCAGAAATTTCTCGTGTGTTCCCCGATGTCTCCCCGTGTGTAATATCAAACAATATCGCTGATGTTTCCTTTATCTATCAGCAGTATAAGGACTTTCGTCAAGATATAGAGTATCTTTACAACCAAATTATAGAAAGGTTGAAAAACAAAGGACTAATCAAGTAAAAAGCCGGAGCGTTATGCTTCCGGCTTTTGTTTTTATTCCGCTTTCTCTATTTTAATTTTCTTTCCACAATGAGGACATACGATATATCCGGTTCCTGTAAACTCTGTTTCTCCAATCAACTCAGATATGGTTACGTTTAAGACGTCCGCCATTTTCATTAATGTGTCAAGTGATGGAAATGATTTACCAGTTACAATATTGCTGACAGCTACTTTTGAGATGCCAACTTTTTCAGCAAGTAAAGCAGACGTTACATTTCTTGCTGACATAATTTCTTTTAATTGTAAGTTCATAAAGTTTGCTTAAATGTTATTGCTCTGCAAATATATGTAAACTTTATCATTAAAAGACTATATGATAAAGTTTAGTTTATTAAATGATGTTAAGAGATAAATTATACTTTATCGAAAATATTGCAAATAATAAAGTTTGCTTTAACTTTGCATCATCAAACAAGAAGTAATAACAATTTAAATACATACGATTATGAAGACTATTAGTAGTGATTACATCAAAGAGATTAAAGAACAAATCAAAGTTATCAATGAAGCTCTTAAAAGAGTTCAAGAAGCTGAGAAGGTTCAAGATTCAGCAGTTAATGATAGAGAATATAACAAGGCGAAGAATGAAGCTGTTGACGCTAGTGCAGACGTGATGATAGCTTTAGAAGAAGCGGTAAGACTTGCGTCAGCTATGGGTTGTGAAACTGGTCTGTATGACATACACAAGTATCACAAGATTGTAGAACTTGATTTCAGAGATTCACACAAGTAAATAACAGCAGGGCGAAAGCCCTGCAAATACACACGATTATGACAACATACGAGAAATCAAACAGCATTACAGAAGTGAAATTAAGCCGATTTTCAAAGAAAGAATATCAATCCTTATTGAATGCTTCTGAATCCACGAAAGAACGTCAGAAAGCTGCGCAAATGCTCTGTGACTACCTTTGTTCAAAGTTCAATATGCCAAAATCTACTATTAAGGTAGTGAATCGTAGCCAACCGCATAGAACCGGATATTCTGGTAGACTGCAAAGTAAGACGTTAGGTACATACACAGTCCAGACACAGGTTATCACGTTATATAATCTTACTGCAATAAAGAAGCATGTTGTGTCTATCAAAGTGATGGCAGCTACACTTCTTCACGAGTTCATTCATCATTATGACATGACATTTCTGAAATTAAGTGATTCACCTCATACGACAGGTTTCTATAAGAGAATATCAGATTTAGAGAATAAACTAAACCGGTAGCCTTCGGGCTACCATAATTTAAGATGGTTATGAAAATAGAAAAGTTGACAGTCAAAGCATCTGATGTAAGAAGCATCAAGATGAGCGTGAACCCGCCAAAGGTAGTTATGGATGCAGGTTACAGAGTGATTCATGACGGTGAAATAAAATGCTGGGTAGGTATAGGTTGGATTACAGAAGGCAGAGCGTCAAAAAGTGATTATTATAAGATACCAGAAGTTGTAAACGGATAAATTGAAATCTAACAAGTTATGGATGAAAAATTTAAAAGAATATACGGTTGCTATGATGGTATAGATACAAAAAAATTTAAGCATATCCCTGAAATCAGTTGCTACAACCACAACTATTATATAGGGATAAAGAGAGGTAATAGTGTAACGCACGATTTGCTGTTTGCGCACAGCAATGATGATAATTTAACAGATTGGTATGTTGTAAACGGTGATTCTGTTAAATATATTGGGTATGAGTACACAGATAAAGGTGTAATTAATCTTAGTGATAAAGAATTTTAAGTATATGAATGAGAAAGAAATCCTGCAAGAAATAATCGAGTGGTTGGGTAATGATACCAGCTACTTGTCTACAAGAACAGACTATGCCAGAGGGTATAAATCCGGTATAGAATGTGCAAAAGAAATTGTTGAAAGCATCATCAATAAACACAACCCTGATTTATTACCAAACAATTAGCAAATTGTTTCGTATGTATTGAATTGTTATTCAAAATTGTCTTCATAATGGGGTATCTTTGTATAGATGCCATCGCGGGTTAGAGCAGTGGTCAGCTCGTCACTTTGACTTGGTGAAAAGCAAATAATTGAATATATGAATAGTAGATATGAAATATTAGCAAAAGAGAAAGGTTATTTTGTCGATAAACAAGGTAATGCATACTCACCACAAGGTAATAAGGTCGGGACTCGCGGCAAAGGCCCATATTTGTATTTTGGTATAAGAGTGTCTAAAACAAAAGTTATCAAAGTATATATACATCGTTTGCAAGCCTATCAAAAGTTTGGCGATTTGATATTTAATGATAATATAGAAGTAAGGCATTTAAATGGTAATTCTTTTGACAATTCATTCAAAAACCTTGCAATTGGTACACCGTCAGAAAATGCTATGGATAAACCAGAGTCAAAAAGAAAAAAGATTTCTTTGGTTGCATCTAATAAATTAAAAGTGTATTCAGATGAACTGGTTTTAGAGATACAAAGAATGAGAGAGGCTGGCATGACCTATGCAGAATTGATAAAGAAATACAATATAAAAAGTAAAAGTTCTTTGAATTATATACTAAAAAGAAAAGTATCGCGGAATGGAGTCGATGGTTAGCTCACCACTTTGACTTGGTGGGGTGCAGGTTCGAATCCTATTTTCGTGAACTAACATTTTAAAATAGCACGATTATGAAAGTATTAACATTGATTATTAAGCAGAAATGGTTTGATGAAATCATTAAAGGCAACAAGAAACAAGAATTTAGAGAATTACGACCAGCGAGCGAGAAGAAATACATTGAATATCAGAAAGATGGTACATTTGATGCTATAAAATTCGATGCTATTCGCTTCTATGTTGGCTATAACAAAAACAGAGATACTGCACTCGTTGAAATCAAGAACATATCTTTTCTTGATTTTGTAGACGAGAACAATGAAATGATTGTACTTAAAGACCTGAAAACAGGCGAAGAATATGACAAGATGGATATTGTTTACGACTTAGGCAAAGTGTTAGAGATAAATGGTGTTAGTCAATAGAATGTATAACCTTAAAAAGAAAAATTATGGCTCGAAGGCAAAATCGAAATTTACGTTCACAGGTAAATAGTGTGACAGGCGCTTATTTAGGTAATACCACCAACCGTTCTTTTACAGGTGGCAGTGGACAATTTATGAATCATAACCAGAAATACCGTGAAGTCCGTAAGGGTTTAGGATTAGAAGCCGGTTGATAAATGACACTGCAAGAAAGGACATACAGCCATATTGACCTCGTCAGACAGAAGACTGACGGGGTTTTGCTGTTTTTGTCCTTGGGTAAAGATTCTTTGGTTTTACTTGACATGATATATCCAAGGTTCGACAGAATAGTCTGTGTGTTCATGTATTTTGTCAAAGGTTTAGAGCATATTGAAAGGTGGATAGGTTGGGTAAAAGCTAAATATCCCAAAATCGAGTTTGTACAGGTGCCACACTGGAATCTTACTTACATTCTTCGTGGTGGTATGTATTGTGTGGCAAATCCAAAGATTAAACTACTTAAACTTGCCGATGTAGTGAAAGCTATGCAGCTTAAATACGGGCTGTATTATACTTTCTTAGGCATGAAGAAAGCGGACGGTATGAATCGGCGTTTAATGCTGAAAGGTTATGAAGCTAACGGGTATGAGAACAATGGCTTGTGTTATCCTTTGGCCGACTGGAAGCAGAAAGATATTCTATCCTACATGAGACACAACGGGCTACCTGAACCAGTTAGATATTCACTCAAAGCCAGTTCGGGTGTAGGTTTTAACTTGGATTGTATGCTATGGCTGGAGAAAAATTACCCACAGGATTTACAGAGAATTTACAAAGTGTTTCCGATGGCTGAAAGAATTCTTTGGGAGCATAATAGCAAACAAAATTAATAGGAGGAATGCAGAGTCAGAAGAAGAATTTCGGATAGAACTATGAGTTATTTAGGAAATCCCTATACAGCTCAAAATCTAATGTCTGGTTATGGATATAACCGAGCGCAAGTTGCTATACTCAACCGTTCTCAAGCTCTCAGAAGTAGAGCAACAACAGAAAGCCAATTTAGAAGAATTGGAAGAGCAGCTGAAAATATGCACCGAGCAGCAAGTGGAGGGCTTGGTTTAAGTAACGGATGATATGGAACTGAGTAAATACATAAAGAGTGAATCGGTGGAACTTAACCGTTCTGCCATTCACTTTGCAGAATATAACCCCAGGAAACTTTCAGATGAATCCCGAAAGACGTTGAAACGGGGCATCAAGAAGTTCGGTCTGGTTGGTGGTATCGTGGTTAACAAGCGGACAGGACTTACTGTCGTGTCAGGTCATCAGCGTTTGAGCGTGATGGATGAGCTTCAGAAGTTTCCTGAGAATGATTACAGAATCCGTGTCGATGTGATTGACGTGGATGAGAAGCAGGAAAAGGAGTTGAACATCCTAATGAACAACCCAAACGCGCAAGGTTCATGGGACTATGACGCTTTGGCCCGGTTGGTTCCGGATATAGATTACCAGGATGCCGGTTTAACGGCCGCTGATTTGAATATGATTGGCTGTGATTTCCTTCTCCAGACAGAAGAAGAAAGCTCTATTGCCGATGCCCTAGAGGATATGATGGCACCTGTCACAGAGCAGAAAGAAGCTGAGAAAGCCGCAAAGCAGATGGAAAGAGCTGAAAAGGTAGCTCACATGAAAGAAGTAAAGCAGCAGGTGAAGAATGCAGCCCAGAAACAGGCACAGGATATGGATGCTTATCTGATGCTTTCCTTTGACACGTTCGAAGCTAAGGCAGCTTTCTGTGAAAGGTTCGGTTACGACCCCTACTCCAAGTTTATCAAGGGTGAGGTATTCGATGAACAGATAGAAAGAATTGAATGACAACATGAAATTTTAGGAGGAAAGCCGAGTTAGAAGAAAAACATATAGTCAGTTGTATCAACAGTCAAGACGAATAATGTACAACGCCGGAAGGCAATACGGGCTTGGTACAGACAGACAAAGAAGTATAAGAGACAGAACGAAGTCTATAATGGAAAGATATGCGGCCAGGATAGATAGCTATTTCTCAAAGAGAGGAATTGATATTTATGGTGATAAGCCTGTTTCTCGCCGCATTTATATGGGCAACAATAATGGATGAAATATGGTAGGGGATTTTATTCTTTGGCTAAAGACGTTTTTTGGGCAGAATCTTTTTTGTATCCATCATTATGTTTGGAAAGGACCATTAGATTTCCGCTATGAAATTTGTGATAAGTGTGGAAAATTGAAAAAGAATTGAATAATTATGAAAGCATCAGAAGAATTTGGTGAGGTTATTGATAGAATAGACAACTTGATAGGAGCATTGGAGTTACCTATGCCTGCAGAGTTTCATGTAAATCAGATGAAGCATGAACTCAGTGAAATATCGGATAAATTGAAACGAGTATACGTCGAAGAAGAGGGTGAAAACCCTTGGGAGGAATAAATGATGAAAAGTGAATCTCAACATAAGAAACATCCAGGAGGAAGAAAGCCAAAATTCGATTACAGGGGTGAGGAATTTCTTTCTCAGGTAGAAACGTATGCCAAAAAGGGATTCACTGACCGGGAAATAGCATTCGCGCTCGGGCTGAATCCGACCTACTTCTACGAAATGAAGTCAAAATATTCGGAGATAACTGACGTATTAGCGCGCGGGCGTGCGACAATCACCGCCGCTGTACGTGCCAAGTTCCTTGCTGTAGCTTTGGGCGGTATCAAGACCAAGAGTACTGTAGTAAGAAAGCTGAAAGACCAGGACGGAAACCTGACCGGCGAAGAAGAGCTTCAGGTAAGTGAAAGCGAGCTGGCTCCCAACCTTCAGGCAATGTCTGTCTGGCTGTATCATCACGATGATGAATGGAGGAATGTTGAACGCCGTCAGGACGAAGATGCAGATATTCCAAAGGATATTGACCACGGAATTTCTATTGACTCATGGATTAAAGACAAACTGAAATGATTGTACCCCAAGCAATATATCATCCGTTATATACCGATAGCGAGAAGTTTATCATCCTTATCACCGGTGGCCGTGGCTCGGGGAAGTCTTTCAACGCTTCTACCTTCATTGAGCGTCTGACATTCGAAATGACTCCCACAGAGAAGATAGTCCACCAGATTCTATACACCCGTTATACGATGGTATCTGCCGGGATGTCTATCATTCCAGAGATGATGGAAAAGATAGATTTGGATGGAACAACGAAGTATTTCAAGACCACCAAAACCGATATTGTAAACCGGATGACCGGCAGTCGTATCATGTTTCGTGGTATCAAGACTTCTTCCGGGAATCAGACCGCTAAACTAAAATCTATTCAGGGTATCACCACCTTTGTCTGTGATGAAGCAGAGGAATGGACCAGTGAGGAAGAGTTTGACAAGATTATGCTCTCCATCCGTAAGAAGGGAATTCAGAACCGGATTATCATAATTATGAATCCATGCGATTCGAACCATTTCATCTACAAGAAATACATCGAGAATACTCATCGGCTGGTGGATATTGACGGCGTCCAGGTACAGATTTCCACCCATCCGAATGTTCTACATATTCATACGACTTATTTCGACAATATAGCAAACTTATCTCCTGAGTTTCTGAGAGAGGTTGAAGAAATGAAAGAGAAGAACCCGGAGAAATATGCTCATGTCGTTATCGGCCGATGGGCTGACGTGGCCGAAGGTGCCGTGTTCAAGAAATGGGGCATCGTGGATGAATTCCCGATGTGGTGTAAGAAAGTTGGAATCGGATTAGACTTTGGTTATACCAATGACCCTACAGCAGCTATCCGATGTGGAATCATTGACAATACACTGTATTTGGATGAAATTGACTATCGGACCGGACTACTTTCTGGGGATATAATTAAGACTCTCCGCCCCTGGAACCTGAAAGTAATTGCTGACAGTGCAGATCCGCGTCTCATTCAGGAAATCAGTAACGGTGGAATTAAAATCTATCCTGTTGAGAAGGGACCAGGATCTATCAGTGCCGGACTTGACAAGATGCAGGGTATGGAAGTTTACATTACCAGACGCTCCTATAACCTGCAGAGAGAGTACAGAAACTATGTATGGGCAAAGGATAAGGATGGAAACTACATCAACGAACCTGAAGACCATGATAATCATGGCATAGATGCTGCACGCTACTATGTGTTGGGAGAACTTCTCGGTAGAATTATGAAACCCAAAGACGTTTCAGGAATATTTGGACATTAAACTTTGAGATATGACTATAGAAGAAATTTTAGCTATGCCGGAAGTAGAGAGAAAAATCTACTATCTGAAAAAAGGACGAAAGACCGAGCAACCAAACGCTCACGCTCTTTACAACGACTGGAATCCGAACAAGCACGAGATAGTGATAGATGAAGAGAAATACCCGAAAATCAAAATCACTACCCAGCCTGAGAAACGGATTACAGACCCGAAAACCGGGAAAGAATATGTTGAGCCGGCGGTCAGGAAAGAAGTTGACCCAAACAGGATTGCTCTTCCTATCGAGCAGGACATCGTGAATATTCAGACAGCCTTCACCGTGGGAACAGAACCGGTCCTTGATTGCCAGCCGGATGAATCGGAAGAAAGCCTTCTTTCCACATTGAAGCAGGTGTTCAAGAAGAACAAGTTGAAATACCAGAACAAGAAAGTAGTCCGGGCATGGCTGGCCGAGCAGGAAGTGGCCGAATACTGGTATGTGGTGAAGGATGACGGCTTCTGGGCAAAGCTCAAACGAAAGATTTCAGGAATCTTCGGCAAATCAAAACCTGAATACCGTCTGAAGAGTGCCATCTGGTCTCCGTTCCGTGGCGACAAGCTCTACCCTTTCTTCAATGACCAGTGGGATTTGGTGGCCCTGTCCCGTGAATACAAGAAGAAAGATCTGAATGACGTGGAGATTACCTGCTTCATGACCATTACCAAGGACATGGTTTATCAGTGGGAACTGACAAGCAACTGGACTGACAAAGGCTCATTTGCACATGGATTCAAGAAGATGCCGGTGATTTATATGTACCGTCCGGAAGCGTACTGTGAAAAGATAAAGAGCCTCCGTGTAAGACTGGAGAAGCTTCTCTCAAACTATGCAGACTGTATCGACTACCACTTCTTCCCTATCCTCATGCTTTTTGGTAACGTGGAGAATTTCTCAGGTGAGTTCAAGAACCGTGTTGTCGAGCTGACCGGCCAGGGAGCAAATGCCCAGTATCTTACCTGGTCACAGGTACCTGATACTGTCAAGTTCGAGGTAGAAACCTTGCTGAGCCAGATATATGGACTGACCAATACACCCAGAATCTCTTTTGACTCCCTGAAAGGTACAGGAAACGCCGTTTCCGGTGTGACTTTCGATTATGTGTTTATGTCCACCCACCTTAACGTAGAAAATCTGAACGAGATCGTCGGCGAGTTCATGCAACGACGTGTAAATTTCCTTGTCTCCGCGTTGGGTTCCGTGAATTCCACCCTTGAAGAAGCCTCCGAAACCATCGATGTGGATGTGCAGATGCAGCCGTATAAGCTGGAGGACATCAAAGACAAGATAGACACAGCTATCAAGGCCAAGGACGGTGAAATCTGGTCTCAACAGCGGGCCATTACCTTTGTGGGGAACGTGGATGCAGTTCTGGATGAGATTGAAGCCATCAAGGAAGAGCAATCTGAGAAACAGAAGAACGACATCGAGAAGCAGAAACAGCTTTCCTCTCTTAAAAGTTCCAGCAGTAAATCTGAAGAATAGAACAACCCAGTCAGAATATTTACGGGGATAATACAAAACAGAATGATATAAATCTAAAATATTGACTATTTGAGTAGCGGTATCTTTCGAGGTATCGCTATTTTCTTTATCATAGTAAAAACATGAATACTTCTTTGTGATTATTCGTTATTTTACTATATTTGCATCGTAATTAAGTCTTAAACGCTATGAGCTACAAATCAGTTAAAGACGTTGTAACGCTGCTTACTGAAAATGGCTTTTGGTTCGTGAGGCAGAAAGGCAGTCACATGGTTTACACTGATGGTAGCCATGTAGTGATTGTCCCCGACCACGGCAAGAAAGGCGTTGAGAAAGGCACTTATTACAACATTCTGAGGCAAGCGGGGCTAAAATAGCCCCCGCCTCTTTTGTTTAACGATAAAAAGGAGGTCAGTATGAAAACCGTAGAAGTGATTGTAGAACATGCTGGTAATAATCTTAGTGCCTATATTGAAGGTGCTCCGGTGATTACTGTCGGTAACGACGTAAAGGAAATCGAGAAGAACATGAAGGAAGCTGTTGAACTTTACCTGGAGTCATGCAAGGAGATGAACATCGCTCCAGTGGAAATTTTGCAGGGAGAGTTCACATTGAAGTTCAAGATAGATGCTGCCACTTTCATCAACTATTACAGCAGTATCTTTACTAAAGCTGCTTTGAGCCGGATAACTGGAATTAATGAGCGTCAGTTGTGGCATTATGCGGCTGGAGTACACAAACCCCGTAAACAGCAGTTGGAGAAGATTCAGAAAGGTATTAACGCGCTGACAGAGGAACTGGCAGCTATAAATTTGTTATGATTATTAATTAAATATAATGGAGGATAGTACAATGAAAGCAAAAGATGTAAATCCAAGTAATTTTAAGGTTGAGAATGTTGTATTTGAAAATGATGATTTTTCTATAGCGATAGGTATTTGGGAAAATGGGGAAAGAAGAATGGCAATGAGATGGAATGGCTATGGAGATGATCCCGGATACCCAAAATTATTTAAAAATCCAGTCTGGTTCATGGTTGATGACTCTTTAATTTTACCTTTCCTGAATGCTTTGAGGAACGTAAAAGATTCTGACAAAAAAGAAATAGAAGCAGCTATATTGAAATTTTAAAAGTATAATTGAATGATGTTCCAGCGTGATTACCCTAGTAGTCACGCTTTCTTTTTGTCTAAAAACGAACATTCCCCTAATTGTTTCGTATCGTTAGCCTTAAAATTTCCCCTTCCCTTTCTCTATAAGTAAATTTACCGTATGAAATTATTAATCAAACTCATACGGTATGACAATCTTTGAACAAATCTTGGCAGGACTGCAACAGAAATTCGCTGGGGTGGACACTGCCACACTCACCCGTATCGCCACAAAGAAGGCAGAGGGTGTAACGGACGAAACGAAGGTGACCTCCATCGTTGAGGGTATCTCATTTCAGGACGTGATGCAAAACTATGGTGATTTCCGTGCAGGACAGGCGCAGACTTCCGCTGTTTCAAACTACGAGAAGAAGCATGGACTGAAAGACGGAAAACCAATCGAGAATCCGAAACCAGAACCACCGAAACCAAACGACCCTCCAAAGCCGCAGGAGACAGACATCGCAAAGATGATTGCCGATGGCATTGCCGCCGGTATCAAGCCGTTTGCCGACAAGCTGGCCAAAATGGAGGAAAATGAAGCGCAGGCGCAGCGCAATTCTCAGATTTCAGCAGTGGCGAAGAAGTACGGTATTCCCGAATTTATGCTGAAAGACCGCAACATTCCTGAGAACACGGACTTGGATACTTATTTCAAGGACATGAAGCAGGATATGTCTAACAACGGGTTTCAGTTCTCCAAAGCTCCTGAGACTGCCGAACAGAAGCAGGAGAAAGAAGCGAGTGAGTTCGCCAAAATGATTGAGGCGGACACAAAATCTATTGTCGAACAACAAAACAAGTAATTTATGTCAGCAGGATACAAGTATTACATGGAGCCTGAACCGTCCATCGAGGAACGCTATGATGTTTCTACCGGAGTAAGACGCAGAGGGCCTTACAAGCTGGATACGACCAACCTTGTTGCTGGTTCATTTCTTCCATCCTTCACTCCCATTGCCGCCGACTTAGTAAAGAAAACCGCTCAGGTGGCCATCCGTGTAGAAGTCTATGAAAAGTTTACCACCGGTTCCAATACCACTTTGAAGATCAAGAAAAACTCTTTGGCTTATGTGGGTATGCATCTGGGTAATGGTTCTCATGGAGCTACCATCAACAGTATTGACAAATCAGACAAAGCTTTCGATAAGTTGACACTGGCTGCCGACTTTGGCGAAACAGTGGAAGTTGGTACTGTACTCTATGAAGCTACAGCTGTAAGCGGTACTACTCCAAAGGTAGTTGCTAACTCAGCTTTGTACGGAAGAGTACAAGTAGAAGAAGGCGTTGTATTAGTTGCTCTTTTGATGCGAGCATTTGAAATTGAGCCTACCAAATTGGCTATGCCTTTCTCTGACATTGATAAGGCTAACATGCCGCATTTCCAGTTCAACGCTGCAGGCGTGCAATCCCCGGCTGGTGTTTCGTATGAACTGCCAGAAGCTTCTGATTCTGTGATGGGAGGTATTCAGTTGGGATTCTCTCAAAGCGGAAAGAAATATCCAGTAGCATTGGAAGGTGGAAAGGCGTATGTAGAAGTACCTTGGACGGACAATAACACTACCTATCAGGCAGCTAACTCAAGTACCTTGGGATTGGTAAAGCAGGGTGCAAAAGTTGATGATGCAGCAGGTGGTGATGAGAAAGATAAAATTAATGCTCTTCTAGCATCGTTGAGAGCAGCAGGTATAATTGCAAGCAAATAAAGAAAGGAGGACTAATATATGATGCTAACTATTCATACTCTGTTTAACGACCCCAACATCGTTAACGCCGTTATTCAGCGTGTCCTTCAGACTCGTAAGGATACAATCTACTGGCAGCAGTACCTCGATTTCCGTAGAACGACTACTCGTGTGTTCAAGGACTACATCGGACAAGTTACGGGCGTGATGGCCGGTTCTATCAACTCTCGTTATGGTGAGAAGCCTATCCGTGAACGCCGGAATATCGGCTCAGGATATGGTGAAATCGCTTATCTTGGCGATGCTTACCAGATTTCCATTGACCGCTTGTCTGAGCTTCAGGACTTGATTGACAAGTTCAATGCAGCTAAACCTGCCGACCAGGTAGCAGCCATGCAGGAAATCGTGAACTTCATCTATGATGATTACCGTCAGGTACTTTTGGCAGCCCACAAGCGCATGGATATTATTGTAGGTTCACTTCTGATGACCGGAGAAGCAACAGTCAAGAATAAGGATGACAATGCCGGAGGCGTTGACCTTCTCGACATTGAATTGCCGTTCAAGTTCATCAAGCCTGATACTGGTGCGAAGACGAACTTCATCACCTATTTGCAGCAGCAGATTAATGCTCTGAAAGCTGATTATGGAAACTTCCAGAAGATGATTATGTCCCGAGGAACTTTCGTGAAGAATATCATCGGGTCGGCTGAGTTTGGTGACAAGTTCAAGATGCAGCTTACAGGAAATGAAATGTACCTTTCAACCGGTTTGATTACATCTCAACTGGCTTCCCAAGTGTTCACTGGCATCGGGCTTCCGGCCATTGAAATCAAGGAAGATTACGTAAAAGACCAGACCGGAAAGAACGTGCAGATTTACGCCGACGACCGTATCACCTTGCTTCCGCAGGATAAGGTCGGTTATATGCGTTTCCACACTCCATACGAAGCAGTGGACGGCGTACCGGGACGTAACTACACCCAGGCAGACGGTGATATGCTTATTTCCGGTTACAAGGACAAGAACGGTCGTTATCTGGAATACACCGCAGAGTGGATTCCTCAGATTACGAACCCGAATCTGATTGTGAACTTTGATTTGTCAACCATGAACGCATGACAGTAAATGACTACATATCACAGAAGTTTCAGACCTTCGGCATCAACTTGTCGGAGGCTGACCTTTTGGAGATAAGTTTTTCTTCAGAAGTAAGCGGAGAGGATGAGATGGGCCCGTCAAACATCGGACTTGTTTCAGTGGCTATGGCGAAGTTCATCCCCTCTCTATTACTCCGTGCCACTTCCATCAGTGAGAACGGTTTCTCTATGTCATGGGATACAAAAGGCGTAAAGGAATACTATTCTTTCTTGTGCAAGAAGTATGGTCTTGAAGATACGTTAAGCGATAAACCTAAAGTCAGATTCCTATGATATTTGCTCCACATACATTACAGGTTAAGGTCTTTACTCCGATGGAAACAGACGAGTTTGGCCGACCTATCCCCGGAACCGGTGGTGAAAGCTGGCAGGACGTGTGTAAATGCCGTTGTGATGATAACTCGACCAAGGAGTTTACTTCGGAGAACGGTGAGGTGTTCCGACCGAATTATCACGTAGTCTGTGAGAAGAAAATCTCACTGAGTGCTGGTGATGAAGTCAGATGTATGGACGGTGAGAATGTCCGTGGAACTGGCAAAGTTTACATGGTGAAGAATACAAACTATTTTGGTTACTCAGAGATATGGATGTGAAGTTTGATTTTTCGGACGTGGATAGCTTTTTCGAACAAGGTTATGCCGAGGTGAAAGCCGTTGAGGAGAAGGTTGGTAAAGAGGCTGTCGATTACGCTGTAAAGAATGGCAACTATCAGAACCGGACTGGAACACTCCGTAAGTCAAATAAGTATTCAGTTGAGGATGACGGATTGGTGATTAGAAACGATGCTGAGTATGCCTCGCACGTCGAATCTAAAGGCTATGAAGTATCAACTGGTGCGGCTCTATACGCTGAGAAACGATTGAAGGAGGAAGTCAAATGATAGTAACTACCGACATCGCGAACATACTCTACCGTGATTGCCAGCCTTTCGGTATTCCCATCGTTCCTCACGGCAAGAAGCTGACGGGCGAATTGAAATCCGAAAGGATTGTCATTCATGCCAAGAAACAACAGCCAAGCAAATATTGGAAGAAATCTTTCGTAGAAGTGAACCTTTGTGTTCCCGACCTGAAAGACGGTGAAGCCAACACCATCCGTCTGAACGAGCTGGAGAAACAGGCGCAAGAATTGTTTGACGGAATAACCGGACGCTATGATGGTACCACCTATCATTATTCCATCGAGTCAATCGGAACTGAGGAGGACACATCCTTAAAGTGTCACTATGTGAATGTAAGAATTTTGTTTGAAGTTTTAAATGTGAAATAATATGGCAGAATCAAAGAAAATCACCGCCGTGAATATCAAGAAACTTTGGTATGGCGAGACAAATGCTATCACAGCAGATTTGACTGGGCAGGCTTTATATACTCTTTTACAAGGTGAAACCTTAAAAGAGGTTAAGAATATCCATCAGGATACATGGACACTTGAAGAAGCGGAAGCAAGCCGCACTAACTACAAGAACCAGCTTACCGGTCAGACTTATCGTAGTGATAAGGAAATGGGCGATGTAACCGTGAACTTCACCATTGGTGAGTACGACTATCCGACCAAGAAAGACCTCATGGGTGGTGATGTAATTAACACTGATAAGGGTTGGAAACGAGCAAGAGGCAAGGTAAACATTGAGAAGTTACTTGTCGCTTTGACTGACGATGACCAGTATTGTGTGATTCCCCGTGCTGACATCGGTGCACGTGAAGCCACAACAGACAAGGCTGTCGGTATTCCTGTAAGTGCGGTGGAACTGGAACCACAAAATGCAGAAGTTGCACCGGAATACTGGTTTGACTCATCTGAAGTAAAAGCAGGTGCTTAATGCCTATCCAATAGGTAGAGATTGAATTCCATAACAGGGGTGGGCTTTATGGCTTCACCCCTTAATTTTTATCTTTTATCAGAATGAATCAAGGAGCAAAAATAGTAACTGAATCCATTATCGGAAGTGATTTCAGAACGGTGTTTGTCGCTGGGAAAGCCTACACGGTCTACCCTCCTACTATCCACAAGCTGGCCGGGGCAATCTCCCATTTGTCAGGCGTACAAGAAGCAGACAATTTGAAAGAAGTGCTTCTCTCCCTTGGAGAAAGCGAGGCTTACAGCAAGGCTCTCTCCTGGCTGATAGCTGGTGACGAAAACTTGAGTGAAGAACTGGCAAAAGGAACATACGAAGAAAACGTAAATGCTTTAGATGAAGCACTCTCTATGATTGACTCAAAGGTTTTTCTCAAAGCTGTCAGCTTGGCGAGGAACGTAAGTCTGCTGGCAGCGAAACCGAGGTCGTAGGAAATGATACTCTCTTGGGACAGATTGCATCGTTCATGGAAAATCTGCATCTGTCATACCGGGAAGTGGTCTATGAGATACCATACAGGAATTTAGTATTAATGCAGCGTGACAAGCTCCATACAGTTACCGGTACCAAGGTTACAAAGGTGAAGGGTAAGGACATGGCTTCGCGCAGAAGAAGAAACAAGAAATAGATATGGCTACACTCATAATAAAAAATATACCTATTAGAATTGCATTATTCTGTAAAAATAATATTTTTGCGTTATCAAATATTATTTTTACACAAATGAGAAAATGCAAGTGGGTAATATATACAGTGAAGTGATTTAAACTTATGTATATCAATTAAAATGTTGTCAAACAGCGTACAAATAGAATTATTCATTATATTATGGGTGACCAAACTCATTCATAATAAAC